TGCTATGCCTAATGTCCCACCGTAGTAGGAATTTATATATTCTTCCATTTCCATGTTTAGTTACCTCTCTCTAATCTATCTAATTCTTCCCATGACTTGGTTACAAGATCATTGAAATCAAATTTTTGTTTAGGAGTCTCAATAGTTTTTGGAGCTGGTGTATTCTTGGATCCTGAGTATACGTTAAATCCGTACTTCTTCAAAGTTGCCAAGGATTTCTCCAATGTGTCTTCTTTTTCTTTAGGTTCAACAGACTTTTCTTCTTCTGCTTCTTCCTCTTCTTCTTCTTCCTCTTCGGCTTCAGCTTCATCTTCTTCAGCTTTCTCTTCTTCCATCTTAGCTTCTCCTTCGGCCATCTCTGCCAAATAAGCCATAACTTCTTTAAGTTTGCCTAGAGTTTGTTCAAGATCTTTAGTAAGTTCTTCTTCCTTGTTAAGATCTTCTTCTCTAACAGGTTCTTCTAACGCTTCTACAGCTACAGGAGCTTCTTTGATCTCCTCAACTGATTCGGATTCTTCCGATTTATGCGTTCCGCATGTGCAACTGGACATATCTGTTATGTGGGGACAATAATATATAAAGACTTTTTCTATTTCGGAATTAACCTTTTAGACCGCTTGGTCCTGTTGAAGTTCCCATGTCTAATCTAAATTGCATACCTGATGTTCTACCTGTGCCGCCACCTGGTTTCTTGAAACTTTGATCAAACCTACCTGGATTGTACCACAACTCAGAACAAAACGCTCTCTCATCTCTTACGTTATCTCTTCCTGGCATTCTTTCTATTCTTCTAACATTAGCTCTGCAATTATCAAACCATACTTTACCTGGTGTTTTCTTTTTACTAATATACACACCATGCTTTATCATTCGCATTATATCATTAAGATGATCGTTTGTTTTCTTAAGTGAATCTGTTTTAACTGTTGTCATAGTCTCAGCTTTACCTAGTATATCAGACACGCTTTCTTTACTCCACATCTTACAAGACCAATACCTTGCCTTATGTTTAGGACCTGGACTATCACAATTATGTCTTGCTCTAAATTGTCTGCGTTTATCTGGATCATCACGTTTGATGTCCATATTAGGATCTCCAAACTTAACTACTACTACATTCCCTTTCTCGTTTTTTGCATAAACTCCAAACTTCTTTTTTTCACCACTTAATCTAAATGGTTTGTTTAATTCTACTTTTCTACCTTGATACTCTGCTTTTGTAAATCCTTTAAGTAAATCATCAAGTAACTCGTTTGTTTTACTAAATCTACGGGCTTGTATGGCCCTTTCCTGCCTTACAGCTCCAGCTCTAGTATCATGGCAACCTAAGAGCCTTCGGTTCTTCTTAGCATAAAGGCAATATTCTTTACCTTTACGTTCTATGATTTTCTCAACCATACCTTCTACTTCGTCAAGTGTTACTTGTACTGTAGATTTAGCCATTGCTACTTGTCTTACTGTAGCATCAGGATTAGCAGGATTATCTCCTACCCAAGAAACTGACCAAAGATCCAACTCGTTGATTTGATTGTGGCAACTATCTTCATCACAAATCTTTTCCTGATCCATTGCTTCTCCCCTAATGCTACTGGCTCCAGTGGAACCAAACTCTTGTATTTCTTTCCATACTTTATTATGCATGGATAATTTATCGTGAATGCCTACTCTTATTTTGATTTTACCATTTTTAACTTTGTAAGCTAGTGGAAGTCCTATTGGTTGCTCTTCATGTCTGTATGAATATACTCCATACTTCATATAAAAATCCATAGACTCTTTAATTGTTTCTGTAGGGATCTTATCGTTCTGTTTATCTATAACTGGAGATGAGATATACGTCTCCATTGTTCTATCATTATACCATTCTGGCCTGTAGACTATCCAACCTGTATCGTTCTCGTTTTCTTTAAAGATAGTGCGTACTGCCACAATACCACTTTAAGATTATTATTATTAAAGTTTTTCACTACTTCGGAGAAGAACTCATACCCCTTCTTCCACTGGAGATTACAAGTTCCATAATAACAGGGGGGTAGGGGGTCTAATTTAATAAATAATAGAGTGACACACACCTTCATTTCCACTGGAGATAATAATAATAATAGAGGATAAAACTATAAATATAATAATAAGCCGTCGCATCACTTTTACTTACTTTTATAAAAAAAAGAAGCATACACCTAGTATAAGTTCCAGTGGAAACGAAGGTGTGTGTGTCTATGTTTTGTTTTCAAACTCAGCTTCTAGTCTTTCAGCTAACATTAAAGACCAAGTTAATTTAAAGTTAGGAGCTTCTTTTACTACAGCTCTTCTAAAATAAGGCCTAGGTTTTAATCCATTTTTACGAATACTATTAGCAATAGCATACGCCTCTTCTTTTTTCCCTCCTAAAACTCTACTTGTCCATTCTATTATACTTTCCATAAACGAACCATCTCCTGATGTTGCATTATGAGGACCTGTGCCATACTCTACATGATTTGCATAAGGTAATTTCGTACCAACATAATAAGTAGCTAATCCATTTGCAAGTTCTCTAAGCCCATCTATTTCTACAGCTAGTTTAAGTGCTCTGTCTGATCCTAAACCTTGCGGATATGGTTGATTCATTTGACTTACTACTTCTCCTTTAATATTCAAAGCTGTTTGTTCTATTGCATCTGCTGTTATTTCCATTATTGCATCTGGAAGTATACTAAAATCATTATAGACATTACCTAAATTAGGATCAAAGTCCATTGTTATCTTAACCATTACTTGTAGCCTAATACAGTGTCAACATCATCATCACCATACTTTTCTTTCCATTTCCGTTTTATGTATTCTTCACCTTTTTTATAATGATTGTTTTTAATCTTATCTATTTTCTGTTGCCTTACAATATGCGGACCCCGTTTCCACTCCAACTCTGATTGACAACCTTGACACAATCCACTACCTAATATATGTACCGACATTGGCCCTAATCTACATTTTTTACAACTACCACTCATCTTACCATCACTAAAACCGTCCTTTGATTAGGATGTAATAAGGCTTTTCCCGTAAGTGTAAAGTTGTAACTAGCTCCAATTTGTTGTTGTAAAAGAATTAACTCATCTAAAAACATACCACCTGCTGGGATCCTACCACTTAACTCTTGATGAGCTCCACAAGTTCTACTGTCATTAATAATCTGTAAACTATACTTAAACCGATCTCCTAATGTTTGTTCTGCTTTTGCATAACCTCTAAACCGACCTTCATTAAACACATTTAACATCTCAGTTCTAGCAACCCTGCCTAATTTCCAAGCTTGTGTATTAGCTACACCTCTTACTTGATCTACCATACTTGCCATTGCTACGTTAAGTGCTGCCGCTTCAAAGATAACCTTATTCATTTCATTAGTTAAATCTCTTTCAAAATTACCTAAAGCTAAACCTAACGGCCCATTATGTTGAAGAATCCTAATATCTTCTAAATCAAACTCATCTCTATTATAAGATTTAACTCCTAAACCAGGTGCATCTGCATACGCAGATTGAGCTCCATTAAGGTAAGCCTCTGTAACATCATCTTGTATAGCTTCTCTTAACTGTTTTGAAATCATAATAGTTACATCTGATACAGCAGATCTAAGCTCTACTACATTAGTAATCCCTTTTAGATTTTGAAACTCTTTGGTTAAGACTGATCGGAGGTCTCGTAAAGCTCGGTCAATGTAGAGAGACGCTTGTTTGGCCCCTCTTCCTCCAGCGACTCCTGAGAACGCCTTAGAAAATCTTGCCTTACTGCCTCTGCCGACTTTGGTAGTACTAATTCCCCATCCTCCCCTAAATCCACATCAATACCTGAGTTCTGGAACTGAGTTATTATCTGTGCTTTTAGATTCATATTGTTTAAGTATTGTGTTTCGTTTCTTTCGTTAATATCATTGAAACGAATTGTCCAAGTAGTAACACCCATCAATTTCAATAATGGTTTAATTAAACCTAACTCCACACAACGCTGTGTCTCTCTGATAGTTCTGTCAAATATCGTAATCTGTTCACCTTCAGAATTTAATCCTCCGACTCCAGACATATCTCCTACAACCAAAGGCATAACTCCATACGATGCGTTAATGTCGTTGTTAATCCTATCCATGTAAGGCAACATCATTAGCTCATCAAAGTTAGGCATAATTGACACAAACTTAGCTGTGTTAGATCCTTCTTGACTACTTATAATTGGAATAAAATTAGGATTACGTCTTGTCTCCTCTGCAATGTATTCTCCTAATCTGTTAAGTGAATCTTCATTGTGGCCTGGAATATCTAAGAAACCCTTAGGTGGCCTTTCTAATCGATACACCTTATTTTGTAGAGCTTCAATAGCAAGTGCGGTTTCAATTTTTTTAGAAAGACCCATAATAGGAGATTGACCATACAACCTAGCGGTTGAACTATACTTGTTAAAGTGTATAATCTCATCTCGTGCAAATGGTATATGTTCCCCATCTACATCATAAAAGTAAGCCATTGGAACTAACTTAGTGCCTGTATCCTTGTTGTGAGTTCCTGCCATAAACTCTCTAGTTAAAGGATCAAACATCTTATCTTCCAAAAACTTACCAAAACCATCAACGTAGAATCGCATGTGCTTTGCATCCTCTACCCATAACTCCTTGACTATCTTACCTGTAGTCTCTCCATCATTATCTAAAACCCTATCATAAACAACACTAACCCAACAGTCATCAAAGATCTCAAGCTGTCTAATTACTGCTTTAAAAAACTCCATTCCTGTTATGTCTGCATTACCGTTAGTAGGATCCCTAAGTATCTTTTTTACTTGTTGTTTTTCTTCTGGATCTCCAACACCAGATTCTATAAAATCCCATTCTTTAGCTACAGCTTGACTTGCTATCCTAGTTATTACTGTTCGCAAATGTGAATACCTGTCTGCTAATATTTCCAAATAGTTTTGATCAACTGGAGGTAAGATTGCTTCTTTGTACGCAAGATCTGTACTTACACCAGAATACACTGGAGTTCTTGCATCTTTCATCATATTCTTTTCTAAGTAATCTTCTATCCCTGACTTCCTAACTGGAGCAGGTTTGCTACGGAATCTATCTAGTAAGCCCATTGGTTATCTTGTCCAACTTAACGTTTATGTTTTTAAGTTTTTGTTTGTTTACGGAGTCTATGCTCCTTTTTAGTTTACGTGACCACGAATGTCCTGAGTCTCCACCCATGCGTTTCCACATTATATATCCTTTACTAGGTCGCTTTTTATTATCAAAATTCTGACCCTGAGGATCTACATTCTCATGCCTTCTATAGTAAGTGTGTATCTTAATTGCAATAGGATGACTAACTTCTCTTTTGTTAATTAACATTTTATTTATCATAGCTGTAACTGAACCTCCACCATATCCAAACTCTTTGTAAAGTTTCTTACCCAATAAAGCTTCTTTCTTTACGCCACCTGGTATAGCATAACTCATTGTTTAATACCGTGTCTATATATGATCCTTTTGTTTACAGGCTCATCTACATATTTACGTAACACAGGTTCCAATAATGTTGCGGTACTCATGTTCTTTTCCTTCGCTATAATTTGAACTTTCTTCTTTGTTTCGTTAGTGATACCAAATAATTCTAATCGAGTTCTACCCATCTGTCTATGGAAACTATAGTATATATACGGATATTTATACTTACCTATAGACGTTCATAACTAACAACTTTTCTAACTAATATTAATGGTTCTTCACATTTGTCGCAAGTAAAAACATAATCGTCGTCTACAGTATAATAGTCATTTTTGTTTGCCGAGTACCTAGCTCCGCATTGATTTGGACACATCATTTCTGTATCGTATTCTCCGTCATTATGTGGATCTGACAAATCGTCTTTACAAACCATTATGCAAAATAATCCCACTTTGTATAGTTAAGCTTTCGCTTGTGATCCTCATGTATAGCTAACTCGCACATCCATAACGCCATTACCGAATCTGGTGTGTGGCCCTCAAGCTTACCATTCTTACCGTAAATAAGTCTGCTAAGTCCATCTACTAACTTACGTGTTCCAGGTCTACTATTTTCTGTCGCTTCTTTATTCCAAGGTATACTGTACTTTTCTTGTTCCATCTTAAGTGCTATAAGTGGAATCCCAACATCATGCCTGTGCTTTTCTCGCCCTGTATTGTGACCTACTACTGGCAACCCTGCAAGATCTGCCGCTGCATGTACTACAAGTCTCTGATAACCATTCGATTCTACCATAACTTTACTTGGATTAAATCGCTCCGCTAACTCTTTCATACTAACTACCTGAGCCTCTAACCAACCTTGACCCTTTGCATATATCTTACCTGACCATGAATACAACACTCTACGCTCTTGTGTAAGTTTATTGAATCCTACTACTACATAAGCTGTCTCATCATTCTTACTATCCATACCTACCGCAAGATCAACACCCATGTAAGTGTCCCAATCTTCGTTGTTAGGTGCAGGTCCCATCTCTAATCCCTTGTCCAAACAACCATTCAATATCTCGTAAGGTATAACTGCACTTTCTGGATCTAATGGATTTAACATATACTCAGACTCAAATGCTCTAGACCCCATAGTCTCTTTCTCATCCATCAAACGATCATAAGTCCAATACTCAGGCCACCTAGGTGTGTCATCGTTAAGTAACGCAGGATGTCTTACTGTGTCCCACATCTTGTTTTGCTCTACCCACTCTGTAGCATCTCCTACTCTCTTCTGTGTTCCTATCAATAACATCTTTGCATCAGGAAGTCTCATCGGCATCACAACTCTACGAATGTAATGTATAACCTTTTCATCTGATAAATTAGGAAACTCCTGAAGAACATCATCCAGAATAATCATGTGAACGTGAGGGCCTTCTAACGCCTTACCAATACTTGCCGCATGAACCCTAGATCCGTTATTGAAATACTTAGCACCTTTACGCCATACTGATTTTCTATCATCTGTAGATCTTACATAACCTTCCAATCTCCAAGATCGCTTACACAATTCTTCAAACTGCTCTAACTTATCCCAAGCCTGTTCTAATGTCGCTGAAATATACAACGCTCTAAAATTCTTAAACGTAGCCATATGATATGCAAGTACTGCAAGACTCCAACTAGTTTTCAAATGACCCCTAGCGCACATTATAGCAGTGTGTGTGCCTTTGTTAAACAACTCTTCCCACTCTCGGTGCATGTCACCTAAAGGAACAAAGTCTGTAGGCTCCTGTGCCATGTAACTCTGTAGTATAGATTCTGCAAACTCCCCCATCGTAAGTGGCTTCTCTGATGCTAAGTCCAAAGCACTAGCAACTAACCTCGTAATGTCCTTGTTGTCCGCTTTATACATACTTCAATAAACTCTCACTCTCAACCTTGCATCTTTTACGGGCTAATTTAAGATATTCCTCATTTAATTCTATACCAATACTCTCTCTACCTAATCTTGATGCTACAGCACACGTAGTTCCTGATCCTACAAATGGATCTAACACAAGGTCCCCTGCTTTTGTTCCTGCCTTAATGCATAGCTCAGGTATCTCTTCTGGAAATGTAGCAAAGTGCGCACCAGGGTAAGACTTTGTAGTTATTTTCCACACCGTTCTTCTATTTCTACCTGTGCCTAAATTCTCTTTAAATTTTTCCAACGTTCCTCTTATTGAATTTGTATTCTTAGCATGTACTGATACTTTGCCGTAGTCTTTGTCTCCTCCAGTTTGTTTATCAAAAGAAGCTTGATTAATTCTTTGTATCGATGATTCACTATATGGTTCTTTTATTGACTCATGATCGTAATAGTATGTTTTAGATTTTGTAAGTAAAAAAATATACTCATGACTTTTTGTTAGACGATCCTTTACTGGCTCAGGCATTGGGTTTGGCTTACTCCAGATAATATCATTCCGTAACCACCAACCATCGGCTTGTAATGCTAAAGCTACACGCCAAGGCATACCTACTAAGTTTTTTTGTAAATAACCGTCACCTAAATTAAGCCATAGCGTACCATCTTTCCTAAGCACTTTTTTAACTTCTCTAAACACATCTACCATATTCTTGACATACTCATCAGGTGTTTCTTCTAATCCTAACTGCCCCTTAGATCCATAGTCTCTAAGTCCCCAATAAGGTGGTGATGTCACAACACATTGAACACTCTCAGGCTCCAATTCACTGAGAACATGTCGTACATCACCGTTTAGTAGCTTTGGTCTTGTCATGCGCCTCCTCGTTTGAGGTTACTACCAATTCTTTAACTTCTTCATCTTCGTAATATAACCAATCCGCTACCTCATACAAACTTTCACTCTCAAATACCACTACACCATCTCTTACAATGCGGATCACAACAACATCTTCTCCGTAAACGGTGCTTCATTAGCACTTACAAACCTAACCTCTAAAGGATATTGCAATGCCTTACGTTTCAAACTCTCCATACCCTCTGTCTGATACACCTCGTAAACAATACCCTCGTCCGCATCAATAACATCAGCCCTCAAACCACTTGGCTCAAATATAGCCTCAGTATAAAACTCGTGACCCCATTTCTTTAACAACATGCAAATTTCAAACTTCCTACTTACGTGTTCTATAGTTTCATTAGGACTCCAACGTAATACATTCCTATGTCTGTTTGACATGCGCAATAACCTGCTTACTTCATTTCTCTTTTTCTGTATACTCATATATCATCCTTGCTACTTTGTATGCGACTTGGGGGACGACTCCGTTTCCAAGTGCTCTAAGTCTGTCCACCCTACGGGGAACCCCATTAGCCACTCGACCCACATCGGGTTCAACGCTCCACTGGTTGTTGACACCGATTGTGAAAGCATTATCTGTTTCCCTTTTGCCATACGTCTCTGCACTGCGCCAGATCCGAGATGGCCTCGATCTCTGTTGTCCGATGCGTTTGGCGTTGGCCACATGCTTTGATGCACTCGTGCTGTTAACGTCGGAGTTCTTCTTGTGTGTTCCGCTGGATAACCTGCTTCTTTTGCTATGTGTGCTGTCGGTGTTGGCCATTGCATTACTTTTCCTGCTAACCTTACTTGTTGACCTTTTTCTTGACACCTGTCTGCTGCTTCTGCCGTCAGATGTTTTGCGTCCGTTGTCGCTGGTGTTGGCCACATCCTTACTACTTCTTCCAGATACAACGGCACTGACGTTCTCCCTATTGATTTCCGAAACTTTAGACTCTTCTCTAACGTCTCTGGACTTCTTGGTCTGCTTACTGCTGTTGGTGTGGGCCACAATAAACACCCTTTCTCTCCTGTGCGACGCTCCAACGCCACCTGGTCCTCCCGCTGGGTACACATCCCAGACTGCATCATACCCGCCCTCGGCCAAGTCCCTGAGTACTCCTGCAAACGCCCGTCCAGTGTTTGCTGATAAGAGTCCTGGGACATTTTCAGCCACAACCCATCTTGGTTTAAGTTCGCAAATGAGTCTGTAGAACTCGTCCCAGAGCCACCTTTCATCATCAACTCCAGCACGTTTTCCTGCAAGTGAGACTGGTTGACAAGGGAATCCTCCGCAGAGAATGTCAACTGCTTCGACTTCAGATCCTTTGACATTGTAGATGTCTTTGTATTTGGGGACTTCTGGCCAGTGTTCTTCAAGGACTTGTCTACAGTAGTCATCTATCTCAACCTGCCAAGCACACTCGAATCCTGCCATGTCCATACCAAGATCAATACCGCCAATACCACTAAACAAACTTCCATAACGTAATTCATTTGCGGCCACCAACCTCACCTACCCATTTACCACATACTCGACCCATCGCAATACTCTTACAAGACTTACAAGTTACTTCATGCTCTTTATCTGTAGCAATCATATCCATACTACCCTTAACTGTATCGGCATACCGCCCACACAAAGTCCATTGTGTTTCATCTCTATATTTATGTACGGCCACCAATCATATCTCCTACTACTTGTGCATTACACTCAGGACAACTTAACATCGGCCGCCCCTTCTTTCCAGGCTCGTAAAACGCATCCTTATGCGTCTGCCTATGTTGTAACTCATAACCCTGACCACATACATAACAACTAAACCTCCACTTCATAGATCACCATTCACATAATCACCATGATGACAATACGGACATTTGTCATTCTCTGCCTCTACAACTTCATCACAATCAGGACACTCAAT